ATACCTGAGAGCCAATCATGCGCAAATTCTGACCCCCCTAGGCGTGCTGAGTCTTCTTGCCATGGCACGAACGACAGAGCACAGCGAGCAGGTGCTTGGGCACAACGGGCGACTGCCCCGGCTGCAGGGGGATGATGTGGTCAACGGTCAGGTCAGTGGTAGCTCGACAGGCAAAGCACCACGGAAACTCTTGGCGCATCTCGCGGCTCAACCTGCGCCATGCAGGGTCGGCGTAGGGGCTGCGCCCAACTGGGCCATACCTTTCACGCTCGCGCTTGGTGACGATCTTATTGGCGCAGGGCTGGCAACGGTTGCCCACTCGCTGCAGGATGCCGCAGGTCAGGCAAGCCCGGGCGAAGCGCAGGGGCATCTCAGTCCTTGAACTCTGGCAGCGGGAGCACGCCAGCCACTACGAACGAGAGCGCCTCAGCTACTCGCTCGCCTTCCGTATCCCACACCTTGTCAAGCACTTCATAGGCTTGCGAGCCCAGCACCCCGCTGAGTGTCCCCATCAGTCGCTCCAGTGCCGCGTTGTGAACATGCATGAGTTCGTGTGCAAGGATGCGCCGCTGACTTTCGGAAGTCTCCTTGAAGAAGTCGTTGCTGAGTCGAACGGTTGCTTCCCAGAGATTCTCGCTGACCTCAATGTCAGCCCATGAGTCGTCGGCTGGGATGTCGTTGCTCACCTTGAGCGTCCACTGAGTCAAGTGCATGACGTCGCGGTGCGCGTTGAGGTATGCGGTCACCTGCTGTCGCAGTGAGGGAGTCGCTCCCCGACGCTGGGAGGATGCAGCGCCGGGGAGGGGGCCGTCTACGAGAGACGGCGTGCGGCGATTGTATGGCATCAGTCCCACCTATCAGGCGAAGCCACACGCTTCGTGAAAGCGTTCGTGGCAAGTGGGAGCGGTGACGCTGGGCGTAGCACGCACGTCGCATCACGGCAGCGGAGCACTTCGTTGCTGCCCATGTCGCCACCAGCGCACCAGTTGCAGAATCGTGCCACCAGCATCTGCAAGCGTCGGGCTTCTTTCTCAGCTGCAGTTAGTTCAGGGCGCCTTGGGCTGGTGTACGGCTTCGGGAGTTCTTCCCGCTCCATCCAGTCATCCTGCTCAAAGGGCCCATAGGCTTGCGCGAAGATGGCGCAGAACTTTTCTGAGGGTCGGCGCTCAGCCTTGGCGTAGCTGCGAATCGTTCGCCCAGTAATCTTGACGCCACACTCCCGCATGTGCGCAGCGACCTTCTCGCTGGCAATGACGGCAGTGCTGCCGGGGTAAGACTCCAGCACGCGCTTGTTGATGACGTCGGGGCGCAGGCTCTTACTCATGGGAGCACCTGCAAGGCAATCGGCATGACACCACGCCCGAGCCGTACTCCAAGGACGTCCCATGTCTGAGGCGAAAGGTCAATGAGGCGCTGATCGTTGGGGTTGGCGCGCACGCCGTAGCAAGTGCAGATGTCAACTACCTGCACGATGACGCTCTTGCCCGTCAATAGGCTGGTGATGCGGACGTCCCAACTGGTGCGCCAGTAGTGCTGCTTGTAGGCGCGCACCTCAGCGCCAATGGCGCCATAAAGCGTGACGCCTGCTCGGGTGTACCAGCTCGACTGGTTGCCACGGGTAGCGTCAAACCATGTCGCCGTGCCCACAAAGTAGCCCTCAGGGACGGCGGGCTGGTCAGCTACCACGCCCATAGCGTAGTTCGGCGTCGGCTCCGATAGCGGTTGCGGATTGGTAAGCGGCGCGAGTGCTAGCGCCAATGCCAATGCAATCTTCATGACTTCTCCTCTCGCTGTTGCAATAGTTGGAGCAGCGTCTCCCAGTGAATCACCACCAGTCGGCGTGCCTTGATGCCTGAGCCGGGGGCGTCTTCCACCACCAGCGCAGCGACTTCATCCGCCTTGGGCGTGAGTTCGTTGAGCCACTTGTCAAATCGCTCGCTGAACGCTCCGCCCTTCTTGGCGCTGATGATAAGGCCCAGTGCGCGCACGTCTGTCTTGCCGCCGTACTGCCCAACGCGTTCACCAGCCAGTCCAGCCTCAGTGAGTTCGGAGGCGAGCCTTCTTTCCAGCCCGTTCCCACGGTTGCGATTATTCTTCCCCATGCGGCTGCGGGCGGCGTTCTTCAGGTCAATGTCAAGGTCACTCATGCGGCTCATCGTAGCGCCTGCCCGAGCCCGACGATGGTGAGCAGGCTGATAGCGAACCATGTGATGACGATGCCTGAGCTGGCGCGATGATGCGTCAGCCCGATCCAGCCCATTGCTAATGCGATGAGGGTGTGCACTCCCATCAGCGTAATGATGAGGCCCTCCATCACTGCACCCCTTCGTGCTCGGAGTTGATGCGGGCGACGTACACCTTCGCGCCGAACGGTGGCAAGAAGATAGGCTCGCCGACGATGATGAGCGTGCCCTGCTCAATCAGCGACTGCACCAGTTCGGTGTTCTCGCTGTACGCCTTACAGAAGAAGAAGCCAGCCGGGGCTTCGTCTCCCGTGACGTAGGTGCTGAGGCGAGCAAATGGCAGCCCGTCCACGTCGAACACTTCGGCACTCGTGCCGTACTGCGACGCAAAGAGTTTCTCCCCCTTGTAGGTGAACTGCTTCACCCGGCTCACTTGACGCACGCCTTGTGTCGCCAGTGCAGGCGCACGTTGCCCTTGGCTCCGACGAAGCTGATGACCTTCACGCGAGCGGCTGGGAAGACTGGCTTCTTCGGATCAGCGACGCTGATCACCTTGCCGCACTCCGTGCAGTCCGAATCCGTCCAGCGTGGGGGCAACGATGGCCCGCCGCGCTTCGCCTTTACTCCTGCCATGTCTGACCGTCCCGCTGGAGCATTGCGCCCAGCTTCACCATCATGGCGCCCATTGCGTCGTTCAAGGTGTTCGCCTCAACGCTCAGCGTCTGTCCGTCATGGTCTTCGCACTGCAGGGTCACCTTGCGGCTCACCGTGTCGATGCTGCAGTTGGCGTAGCGGAAGCCCACCATCTCCGCCATGGTCTCAAGGTCAGTCAAGTCGCTCATGCTTCTACCTCCATGCGTGCCGCCTCAAGGACGGTTGCAACGCACTCTAGGGGACTCAGGGCGCTGGTGTCCAGCACCACCTCAGCCTCCATGTCTCCAGCCTGTCGCTCCGTGATGTCCTGTTGCCACTCTTGCAGCTCTCCAGCCGGGGGACGCACCAGCCGCACGAAGAGCGTGTCTGGGTACCACGCGCGGATGAAGGCCCGCTCAGCGTCAAGCCGCACGTCATCCACCACGAAGAGCATGCTGCCAATGACCCCATCCTCAGCGCCGTGCTTCGTTCGTTGCAGCCAGATTCGCATCCAAAAGAGAGAATCCATCTCCCTCAATGCAGCGCCAATCTCCTGCAGCAACTCACGCCCGCTGATGAGGCGAGAAAGTCCGAGCGTCTGCTGTGGATACTTCATGCCCTTGTCAAACTTGCCATACGCCATGACGGCAATCTCTCGGATAGGCGATGCAATGCTCGTGACCTGAAAGCCGTGATGCTCTGAGAGCATCTGGCTGAGCGTCGTCTTGCCAGTGCCTGACCTGCCAATGAACGCCACGTTCCTCATCCGACAATTCTCCTCAAAATTTCTCCCGCCTGTAAGGGGGTAGGGGGTTTATCTCTCTCTCGTTCTGTTGTCCCTCTCTCTCTATGCTGTTTGGTTTCCGTTATCCCCCCAGATTCTGAGCGGCGCCTAGCAGTGAACGCAGCCTGACGTTGCGTCGATGTCGGGTCAACCTGATAGCGATGCCAGCCCGTAATGGCAACGACCCCTGCTTGATCCACGCCTAGCAGGCCCTTGTTGATGAGCCCACTAATCGCCTTCCCGTAGTGGCTGCCGATGCACGCCTTGAGGTGCTCCCGGCTCTTGAAGATGCCGCCACTACGAAGCTGCTTGGCTTCGCTAATGGCGATAATGAACGCCCTGAACTCCGTGTCGGTGAGCGTTGCAATCTTGTCGTCTTTGTGGGCGTTAGCGTCCCACTTGATCCATAGTCCCATGACTTCCTCCGATGCTGGCGGGGGCGAGCAGTCCAGTGCCCGCCCCCATGTGATGACTTAGAACGGCAACTCGCTGAGATCCTCTTCAGCGCGCACGGGCTCGCCTAGTGGCGCAGCCTGAGCGTTGATGAAGTCAATGCTGGGCTTGCGCTTACAGAAGGCCCCGTCCGTCCTACCTGAACATGCCCAGAAGGGCTGGTAGGGCTTGCCCGTCGCCTTCGATACGCCGCCCGGCTTCTTCGTCCACGGCTGCCCGTGGTCGGGGCAGTTGTCGTTTCCGAACATCTCCATGGCTGCCTTCAGCACCACCGTATCCTGACCAGTGGCTGGCGCTGTGGTCTGAGGGAGACTCATCACCTTCAACGCAGGCACGGAAATGCGCCCCGCTGAGGGGCGTTCGCCACCGTAGAGGGCCCTAGCTGCACCAAAGAGCGACGCGCAGCGCCTGAGGGCGTCTGAACTGGCTTCTTTGAGGCTCTCGCCTGAGCCGCCTGTTTCGTAGCCGAAGTCTTGCCGTCGGGCAACGCTGCCGTCGGGGAAGCGAATCGTCAAGATGCCCAGCACCGTGTTCGTATCGCCGACTGGCTCAACGGCAAAGTCCCAAGCACTAATCCCAAGCACGGCGTCAAGCCTTGCCGAAATAGTGCGGGCGTCAACCCACTGCAAGTCCTTGCCCCCGGCACCTACGCGGTGACGGATCAGCTCAGGTGGGAAGGGCGCCTCTAGTGCGGCGAGAATTTCTGCGTTCTTATTCATCGTGTTGCCTCCTTCTTCGTGCGCGCCACCTTGGCGGGCTTCTTTGTCGTCGCTCCTTCTCGGGCCATCTTGCGCAGTAGCGCATCCTTCAGCCCCGGAATCTCCTTGCCGTCATTTGTCGAGATGACGAGCCAGTCGTTGCTTTCTGCCTTCTTCATGCTGCCTCCTTCTTGGGGAAGAGTCCCCAGTCGTTCAGTTCTTCAATCGGCTTCAGCCACGCTGGAGCCCGACCGTTGCCGAAGTCAGTCTTCGGACTTGCCTTCAGGGCTCGCAGCCCCTCCACGTCCAGCCAGCCCACGATGCGCTTGATAGGCCCATTGCCCATCACGAGCACGTGAATCTGCTCACGCTGTTCGTTCTGTCGGACGATGAGCCCACTGCTCGCCGTCCACTTCACCTCTACCCCTCCGAGCCACGGAACCTCCACGTCGGGCTCACTCAGGTAGGTGTCGACATGTGCTGCCCACGGCAGCCCAAGAGCGATGCATACTGCCAGTTCCGCAGCTGCGCCGTCAATGTGGTTCTGCAGGCTGCGGTCAGATGACTGACCCGCACGCCCCTGCTGTCCTTGCAACTTGCTGGACGTGTCCCGCAAAGTGCCCACTGCGCTGGCACGCGCCCACTGGTAGGGGTCAAGAATGACCGTCTGCTCAATCATGGAGCCCCCCATCGTTGATGATGAAGCGGCGGCTGCCCGGCTTGATGTCCGTGTACGTGGTGATGACGGACTGCAGAGCACCTGATGCCTGCGCCACCATCTTCCAATCCGTGACTTGGCTCGGGCGGGCCTGCTTCCAGTAGACCGTCCAGCCGTTCCCAGCCAGCCCCGCCTTCTCGCCGATTGCCTCCTTGATAATGATCTCGAGCGAGCCCTTCTTCTGTTCCAAGAAGTGCAGCTCGGTGTTCACCTCACGCAGTTGGCGATAGACGCCCTCAAGGCTGTCGTCAGCCTCTGCAAACTCATCCGACGCTTGTGGAGTAGCGATGGCGTACGCCTGAGCGTCAAGCGCCTCCAGCTGAGGCGGCGTCTTAGAGTCCACGGCTTCCAAGAAGAGCATGGCTGCCCGCTGAATCTCAGCCCAGAGTGCAGGGTCAAACTGCACGCGCTCAATCTTGAACACCAGCCCGCCTAGCAGGGCAACCACGTCGCACCACTCTGCGCCGACAATGCCCATCTGCACGTGCACCTGAATCATCACCTCTGGGGGTACGGGCCACATGCTCCAGCGTGGACTTGCCGACGTCTTGATTTCCACGATGCCCTTCGGCTCGCCGACGATCGTACGATCCAGTGAAGCCATGAGCCGGGGCTGCGCCTTCAGGCGCACCACGCCGTTCGACTTGCGCAACTTCACGCCGCGCTCCTCTTCGTAGTAGCGCCCGACGGCATCTTCAAGGATGACGCCGCGATGCGCCGCTGCTCCGACCCTCTGCTCCGGGGTTGCCCCCGTCTTCTCAGCCCAGAGCTGGTAGGGCGTCTTGTACGGGCTCACGCCCATCACTGCCGCCATGTCTGAGGCTCCCAGCCCCTGCCGTCGCAACTCCAGCCACTCAGGGCTGCGTTGAGGTGCCTTCACGAACTCGTGCTTCTTGCTCACTTCTTTCCCTCCTTCTTTCGGTCTACCTTGGCCCAGCCTTCGCCTTTGAACTGGATGCTTGACTGAGTCACTTGTAACTGCATCCATGCCCCACATCCGTCGCAGCGCGGCACTACGGGCTGGAAGCCCACCTGCAGTCGCTCCTCAGTGGTGCAGCATGTCCAGCACTCGAACACGTAGAGCGGCATTACCACCTCCCCATTGGCGTCTTGCGTGGCTTGCGGGCCTTGCGTTCGGCGATCCGTACGCAGTAGCTGCACTCGCCGCACACTGGCGGGTTGTTCACCAGCGGGCGGTCGCACTTGCCACACATGAGCACTCGAACGCAGGGGCGATGCTTGCCAATGCCGCTGATGTCCCCCGGCTTGCATAGGTCGGCAATCATCAGAGCCCCCTCACCAGCGCCACGATGACGATGATGGCAATGCAGATGACGATGGTGGCGTCACTGCGTCGGCGCGCTTCGATGCGCTCCTTGGGCTTGTAAAAGTTGCCGTAGGTCTTGGGCTGGCTCTTGCGGTTCAGCGTTGTCATGCTGCACCCCCAACGATGAGCACGATGACGATGCACGCCACGAATGTAACGAAGGCGAGAAAGTCCTTGACTGCGTTCATTACTTCACCTCCATGAGATTCTTGCGCCCCTTCGTTGGGACGTAGCACTTGGGGCAGATGGCGATGAGGCCCCCCTGCTCATTTCTCACCACCAGCAGATACCCGTGGCGCGCCGATACTGGGCAGAGATTGAAGAAGGCGCTCATGATCGCGCCGCCAGTGCCGACGCATCCGATGGCTCAATTCTCAGCCAGCGTAGTGTCTTCTCAGCCGGGGTCAGATACTTCGACGGGCACCCTGCTGCGTTCAGCGTTTGCACAATCAGTGCGCACGCTGCTTCGCAGTTGCATGTCCAGATGGTGATGCCCAACGATGTTGAGCGCATGCCAAACTCCTTGGCACATGAATCGCATGTGCGCACGTCCCTGATGACATTTGCGACTGCTGCCAGTCTGCTTGTCTTCGCCATGTTTACCTCCTGTCAGTCGCCCCGCATGGGGCTGTCTTGCCTGACACATGAACCCTACAAGTAACGCTTTGGAGCCGTCAACCCCCCTCTAGGGAGTCAAGAGTGCCATCCTTGGCAGCCTGTACCACCACGCTCAGGCAGCCCTTGCAGACGCCTTGGCTGAGCACCCAGCCGACCCCCCCGGGGCCCGTATTGACCACCTGTTCCCCATAGGCGAACACCTGCCCCATCTCCCCACAGACAGGGCAGGTGCTTGCAGTAGCCTCAGGCTTTGGCGCCATCCAGCCTCACCAGATACTCCGCCGTCGGGCCCTCCTTGCCGAAGAAGAGCGCCCACTGAGCTGGAGTGCCAGACGCTGCCAGCCACTCCTGCGCGTAGCGGTTCGATGACTCGATGCTCGCGTTGCCCCAACAGGTGTGAGCGCCGTCGCTCAGCACTAGTCGGCTCGGGGTGTGCCAGTGCCCGTAGAAGAGAAAGTCGAACGGCTGCACCGAAAGGTTCCAGCCCTGCGCGCGCTTGGCGATGGCGTAGAACGGCAGCCCGAAGGCGCCGCCCTTGAACTGATCACCGTGCACTAACATGGCGCTCTTGCCCCCGGGCAGTGAGAGCACGTCGTACCAGTGACGCCCGCCCAGTGTGAGCGACTCCTTCCAGTCCACGCGCTTCTCACCCTTCAGATGTTCGGCTGCGATGCGATACAGAATCGCGTCAGCGTTGCTCTCGTTGGAGTGATCGCCGAAGCGTCCCAGTCGCCCATGGTTGCCGATAGCACCACGCACCGTGACCTTCGGGGCCAGTGCTGCCATTGAACGCACGAACTGCGCGAGCATGCCAGCACCCTCAAAGATTTGGACATACAATCCGCCGCGCTCTACTTCATAGGCTTGGCTTGGGAAGATGTTCCCGTCCGACTCCACGAAGTCGCCTAGCAGCACGCACGCAATCTCCTTGACGGGGACGCCGTGCAACTCGATGAGCCGCTGCACCTTCGTGGCGAGCAGCTCAATGCGAGCCTTCGCCACTTCAATGCTGTACGTCTCCGAGTACTTGCCCAACTGCCAGTCGCCCAGCAGGATGACGAGCGTCTCGCCGTCGCTCTTCTTGCCAGATGCCTTCGGCGTTGGCACTGGCGGAATGGTGATGCTGAGTGCCGCATCCTTCGCCGCCTGATAGACGGCTGCGACTAACTCCTCACGGGCAGCGTCGCGCTTCGCCAGTTGACGCAGTGCGCGTTTGTGGGCTTCGGTGACTTCTTGGAGCCGCTGCTCCGTCTGCAAGTCGTCGCTCATGAGTTGCACGCGCACTCACCGCGGCGATGCCGGGCAATTGTCCAGAAACTCAGGGTGAAGCCGCGCTTCTCCAACCATGCGGTCAACGCCTTGGCGGTGATGGCTGGGTCAGCCAACCCTGCGTGGAGCGTCTCCCAGTCCTTGCCTTCTAGGTGCACGCTCGTGAACCCGCACGGCGGGCCCTTGCGTGGCTTGCTCAGCGCCCTGAGCTCTTCAAGTCCGTCCATGTGAACACCTCCAACTGCTTGCAGCACCTACTCTGGTGCTTACGCGCAGCCTACACCTGCTCTTGTGTCAGGTGTATGTCAGAAGTGTGTGGCTAGTTTTTCTCTTTGATGCCGAAGGCGGAGTTCTTCGGGTCAAGATACTTCACCAGTACCTGAAGCCCTGAGGCAAGCCCAGCCGATACCACGGTGCGGAAGTCGCCGCCGTTGATGTCGAGAAGGGGGATCCCGAGTCCGAGCGCAACGCTGATGCTCACCGTGACGAAGGTTCGGACGAACTCAATGAGGGCTTCGTCAATGCCCGTGTTGTCCTTGATGTATTGCAAGAAGGTCATCATCTTGGCTGGTGCTCCTTTTACCTTGGCAGCCGCCGCCGCTGCACCACTTGCAGCGTTGAACGCCCTCCCAGCCACTGCTCCGAAGTCTACCTTCCCGAGAGCGTCCAGCTGGACGTCCACGGCGCTGGATACCTTGGGGGCTGGCGGCACGGCTTTCGGCTGCTCTACTGGAGCAGGTGCCTTGAGGGTCTCAGCCACCACGGGGGCGGGTGCCACTACGGATTGAGACACTGCGACTGGTGCGGGTGCCGGGGCCGCTGCCTTCTTGGGGTAGGTGACGATGAGCAACGCGGCGAAGTCGCTCTTCAACTTGCGGGCGTTCATCTTCGACTTGGCGATCGTGCGCAGCTGGGACTCCGTCACTGGGACGGCGTATTTCTCAACGGCGTCGCGGTCGTTGCGAGTTGGGCACGCCCATTGGAAGCCGTGGTCTTCGCACCAGCCCGCCGACGTCATGTGACCGTATCCTGCCTTCACCTTGCTCGGGTCAGTCTTCGTCCAGTAGCGTCGCCAGCCGTCATGCCACTTGCTGATTTGCACTTCGGGTGGGTAGCCGATTGGTTGCTGCACCCACACCATGAGGGCGGCGCCAGCCTTAGCGGCAGCAATGGCGTCTTCCCAACTCTTAGCGTAGCGGGCCTTCCCGCCCAACACGGCGATAGTCTGAGCGGCTTCTTTGAGTGAACCCCCGGCGTCGGAGACGCCCTGAACGTCGCGGCGACCTGTCGCTTTCTCAAAGGCTGCAACGCCCTGCGCTGCGCTGTAGTCGACTTCGTACCCGCTCGCCCACGATACGGCGGCGGCGCACGATGACCATGTGCAGTCGTCCAGCACCTGCTTCGCGCCCTTTAGTTGGGCTTCAGCGTCGGCGAATAACTGACTCTTGACCTTGTATTGCACGATTACTCCCCGCCCCACCTGAGGGGCCCTGTCACTGCCCACAATCCGAGCAGAACTAAGATGCAGATTCCGACAAAGTCGCGGGTGCTGCCGTCGGGAAGCACAATCCACGCGATCATCATACCAAGCCACGTCCACGAACTCGCCGAGATGTCGAGCGCAATGTCCTTCAGGAGTTTCACTGCTTGTCCTTTCGTGAGCCCCCCGATGACGCCGCACCACCCGTCGCTGCACTGGCTGCCGCAACGGCTGCCTGCGCGAGCTGCGTGATGATGACTGCGGGGATGATTGTAGCGGCTGCTTCTTTCTTCTCTGCAGGCGTGATGTCGTGTCCAAGGTCAGCGACGAACGCAGCGGCTTCTCCGACGGCAGCGACGGCTTCACCCACGGCTTCAGCGACTGCTTCAACTGCAGCCCCCGGGGCAATCGTCAGCGGTTCAGGAGTAGGCTCAGGGGACGGCACTGGTGAGGGCTCCTCAGAAGGCTCTGGCAGGGGTGTTTCCGCCACGCTGGGGCTCGGTGTTGGCGTTTCTGGGGTAGGAGTCGGGCTCGGCGTAGGCGTCGCCGTAGGGCTCGGCGCTACGGTTGGCGTAGGAGAAGGGTCAGGGCTAACAGTAGGGCTAGGGCTAGGTTCAGGCGTAGGAGTTGGCGAAGGCTCCACGGATGGCGATGGCTCGGGCGTCGGCTCGGGTGTGGGAGTCGGGTTCGGGGACGGTTCAACACTTGGCACCTCAGGGCTTGGCTCCTCAGATGGGAGCGGGCTTGGCTCAATGCTCGGGAGTTCGGACGGGATGGGCTCAGGCGATGCGGTCGGCGGCTCAGGGTCAAGAATCAGCGGGAGACTGGTGAGCAGCTGGTAGAAGGCTCCCACGGTGAAGGGCGCCTCAGGGTGCATGCAGCCTGTGGAGTCACATGGCCCGAAGCGTCCAGCGCGTAGACGATAGAAGCCCGGCTGCAGTTCGATGCGGATGAGCGAAGCGTAGGAGACGCCATCATCGTCGCT